GATGCAATGGATTGTGATCGACTCTTTAGAATAGATGATTCCTTTGTCGATAATGCATCAAATGCATGTATATGTCAAATCTGCAACGGAGATAGTTGGAACGGCCCGCCTGCTGACTTTACATGCGGAAGGTGTCAAGAAGCATTTAATAGCGATCCTCTGAGGAAAGAATTTGAAGAAAAAACCAGTTCGCCAAAACGACTCTTACAAGAAATAAAAACTTGCATTCAATGTCCTTTGCTTGGAAATAAAAGAAGACGATTCTGGAATAAAGATCTTGGTAACGGAGGAGCGAATCCAGAATGGATAGAATGTCTTGGTCCGGGAAATACTTCAACAGAAGATTGTCCTTGCGCATATCAAGACAATGTTTGTGCAGTTGGTAATGATGCTCCAAATATTGGTCCAACCGAATCAACACCCGGCGAAGATATGGATTGTGGAGACAATCCAGAATGGGGTAATGAGTTTGATCCCGGTAATCATAGTGTATGCTATGGAACTTGCAGATGTGCTTTATCAGACTGCACACAACCACAAAATGGATCCTACAGTCGCTGTGAGTGTCCAGCGAAGGAAGATCCGGGAGCGCCTGGAAATTGTGCCCACGGAAAGGGTTGCACTGATTACAGTCGAAACAAAGTAGCGTTAAATCGGGAAGACTCGGAAACTATTAAGAATTCCACTGGCGCTTGCTGGGACATTTTATGCCCAACAAATGTAGCTAACTCAGATTTTCAGCCAGTTGTATCTGGTGAACAAGCGTGCAAACCATGCGAAACGGGTCTTGCAGGAAGCACAGATAGTGGTGAACTTGAATATCCTCAATATCTAATAAGATGCGACAGAGATTCTGATTGTCTTCAAAATATGGGATATTATTGTTCCCCCACCGGATTCTGTGCATCATCGGACGAAGAAGCCTTCGAAAATATGTTTGTGAGAAGAAATAATAGAGACGAATTACCACCAGATATGGGTTCAATCTAATGTCAACACAGTTCAGATCTAGAATTAAAACAGTAGCGTTTTATGGGGAAGAAGAATCTGCCGAAGGTGGATGCTGTCTTCCTGACGGAACAAAAATTAGTGCCACTATATCAGAATGCAACAAACAAGGCGGTTATTTTCAATTAGGAGAATTGGACACAATCCAATGCCCTGATCGCGGATTGACCGGAACATGTTGTGCTTGCAATTATATAAAAGAATTTAACGGAGATTTTAATTCATTCTTAGATGCAATTGAATCTGAACAAGGATATGCCACTTATTACAATCAATCAGGACAAAATATCATCGATGATGGATTTGATACTAGAACATTTGGTATAAAAGAAAATACATCTCAGTGCGAATGCAATCGATATGGTGGAAATTGGTTCTATGGACCTCTAAGCGAAATAACTCAAATAAAAAACTTATGTGGTGATCTAGGTAGAGATACTAGAGTTCCCGGTTCATGCTGTCACCAGTTAGTTAACGACGACGGAACTTTAGGGGATGTAGTTTGCACAAATATTTGCACATCACTAGAATGTGGTAATTTAGCAACAACAGACTATACTCCTCAATATGGAGGAACAAGAATTCCGGACACTCATACAGTCTGTGGTAGAAGTTATAACGGAAACGAAGACGGTGCTTTAGGCTGCTCAGATGGAGATGGTTCTGTTGGAGAACAGGAACAACAAATAGTACCGAGAGAGGATGTTGTTGGATCTTGCTATGAAATCAATTTAAAAAATAATAATTTCGAACATAGTTGCAGCAGAAAAACGGAAAAAGGCTGTGATAATGTGAATGGATTCTGGCCAGATAAAAGTATTTCGTGCGACGGAACTAGTGGTGGATTATACGCACCAAATAAATCGACAGGATCCTTCATCGTCACTCCACCCTCAGTTAAATCTACTGATATTACTTTACCATCTGTAGGGGAGGAATATCAAGGTGGAATTTATATCGGGACATACGAACCAGGTCATAGTGTTATTTCTTACAGAAACGAAAGAACTAAAAGTTTAACCAATGATATTGCAAGAAACTATGGATATGGGCAACAATTAGGAAAATGGGCTTTAGTTCTATATCCAAGATTTTACGGTGATCCTGCTAATACAGTTACGCTCACCACTCGAACTTTGTATAGAACATTTGAATTTTCAGATAAAAAGAAAGCATACCCGACTTCATATTATGATGGTTTCTACAACACTTATGGAAACAACAAAGATTATCTAGGACCTCGATCACAATTATATAACGACATAAGAAGTCTGACTAAGAATGGATTTAATGACTGGTATATTCCTAGTATAGATGAACTTTCATTTATCCATAAGAATCTCACAAAGACTGTTCTTTATGAAAAAGTAAACAAAACAACCAGAGAATCTAAAGCAGTACTGCCAGGATACTTTGGAACAAATATTATGTCTTCGACTTTTTACAGCAGTAAAGACATCTCGAATCCAGAATCAAGCATTCTTGGGGATCAAATCATAAATGGAAAGACCTATATGTGGGGTCAAAATTTCGCTTACGACGCCAATATAAATAACTATGGTTTGAGATTTTACATAGACAGAACTACACCTCTGTCGGTTCCTTTAGTTCGAAGAATACTTATAACATAATGGAGATTACAAATGGGTGATTGTGGTTGCAACAAAAAAGGCAAAGATCAGGGAAAATCCCCAGAGGAAGCGAAAAAAGAGTTCAGAAAACAGGTAGAGCAAAGCCAGCAGTCCAAGGTGTCAATGGTAAAAAGTTTCGCAACCTCGATCGCTTCCCGAGGTCTAACAAACAAAAAGACAACTAAACCCATCAAACAACTTAGAGTTCTAAGTTGTTTGGGTGACGGCAAAGAACTTCCGCCATGCGAACACCTCAAAGAAAGCGTAGTACAGTCAGGTAAAATGTACTGCGGAGGATGTGGTTGTGGAGACAAGCCAGGAACTTGGCTATTAGGAGACGGAGAAGAATATAGTAAGTTAGACTATCCTCGTCTTAATTGTCCTCTACAGATGCCTGGATTTACAAACTACGAAGCGAGTGATCCTGATGAGGCAAATGAGCCGGTGACAAGAAGATACTACATCGAACAGATTCCATACGAAAAAATGGAAGAAGTTCCCGTTTCTATGCCGGAAATGCCCGAAGAACTAAGGAAACTTCTGGAAAAGGAAAAAACAGAAGATTGATTTAGATACATACTTCGAAGGAGCAACTCATGGCAAAAATCTCCTCGAAAGAAGAGTTAATTAACTATGCTTTTAGACGCCTCGGCGCACCCGTAATTGAAATTAATGTAGATTATGAGCAAGCCGAGGATCGTCTGGAAGATGCACTTGAGTACTTTCAAGAGCGTCACTTTGACGGTGTAGAGAGAGCGTATTTTAGGCATCAGGTAACGGCAGAAGACATCACTAATCGATATGTGAATACAGATTCGTTTGGTGCAATCAATGGATCTACTGCCGCTGATCAACCCACCGGCAAAGATATTGTTAGTGTGGTTAAAGTCTTCCAATTCTCTGATTTTGCCAACATAAACATGTTTGATATCAGATATCAGATGGCTCTGAGTGACTATTTCGGAATCAACCGAGGACTTGGAGGTAGTTCTGCTCTTGGATTGGCTTCTTATGATTCTACTAAGAGATATATCACTCTGATACAAGATCTGTTTAATCCAGAAAAACCACTAACATTCAGCAAAGTCTCAAATAGAGTTCATATTCCAATGGACTGGGGACAAGAGTTGGATGTTGGTGATTACTTAGTTTTCGAAACTTATGTTGCATTAAATCCAGAAATTTTTACCCAAATTTACAGTGATAGGTATTTTAAAGAATACTTCACTGCTTTAGTCAAAAGACAATGGGGACAGAATCTTTCTAAGTTTGATGGAGTTCAACTGCCTGGTGGCGTAATGTTAAGGGGCGGACAAATTGTTGCAGAAGCAAATGCTGAAATTTTGCAAATCGAACAAGACGCACTTCGAAGTTACGAACTTCCAGTGGACTTTATGACTGGATAATTAAATGGCAACTAACCCATATATTCGACAGGGAAATTCCAACGAGCAAGATTTAGTAGAAGATCTTACCATAGAAACAATCAGGGCTATGGGACAGGATATGGTTTTCATTCCTCGGACTTTGGCAAATCTTGATGAAATTTTAGGTGAAGATGCAACTAGCACATTCTCTAATAGTTTTCCGTTGGAAATGTATATACAGTCAGTTGCTGGATTCGAAGGGCCTGGTGATGTACTTTCTCAAATAGGCCTTGATATTAAAGACAGAATGAACCTAGTTGTCGCAAGAAAAAGATTCGAACAAGAAATTACACCAATTATCCCCACCATAAAAAGACCCAGAGAAGGTGATTTGGTATATTTTCCTCTTAGTAGGACAATGTTTGAAATAAATTTCGTGGAGCATGAGAATCCATTTTATCAAGTAGGAAAACTCTACTCATACGAATTACAATGTGAAGTCTTCACTTACAGCAACGAAGAGTTCAATACTGGGGAAACTACAATCGACGAATTAGAATCTGACAGAGAAGGACTGAGTGGCGATATTGTAATACCAATGGATCCGACAGGAATCACCGCTGGTGATAACGATAAGTTACAATCAGAAGGATCTTCTATAATTGACTTTACTGATAAAGATCCATTCTCGGAGGGTAATTACTGATGTTTCAATATTTTTATAACGAATCTTTAAGAAAATTAGTGGTCGCATTTGGTAATTTGTTTAACCAAATTCAAATCGGTAAATATGACGAATCAGATAATATTACGGAAAAAATAAGAGTTCCTCTTTCTTATTCCCCAAAAGAAAAATTTATCAGAAGAATAAGAAACATGAGTTCTATTTCTGATGATATCACAAAAACTCAGGTAACTTTGCCTGCCATGGGTTTTGATATCACTGCGGTTATTTACGATCTTGAAAGAGTGACCAATAAACTAAGAAAGAAAGAATATAGAAATGGTTCTTCCTTTACTCAAATGTATAACGAAGTTCCATATAATGTTAGTTTTGGGTTGTATATTTTTAGTAGGTATATAGAAGAGAATTTACAGATCGTTGAACAAATATTGCCGTATTTTTCTCCTAACTTTAATATGACACTAAATTTAAATCCAGCACATACTAAAGTTGATGTTCCCATCAACTTGAACGCAATGCAAATTCAAGAGGATTATGCTGGAGATTTTCAAACAAGAAGATCTGTAGTTTCTACTCTGAGTTTCACTGCAAAAACATATGTTTATGGACCAATTACTACAGGAAGTCCTATCGAGGGTGTTACTGTAGATGTAATTGACATGTACAAGTATGATTCAATAACAGATCCTCAAGTTTTGAGAGCGCAGGTTACTGGAGATTACGCAACAGGAACAAGTGGAGATGTTACATATGAAATCACACCATGAATCAAAATCAATAGAAGAGTCTCTCGGCGTAAATTACGAAACAGAAAAAGCACCTATTGTTAAATCGGAGCCTAAATCCATAACAGTAGAAAACAGAGACGATGTGGAAAAAGATTATATTGATGCGAGGAAATCTATGAAGAGTCTCGTCGAAACAGGCGAAGTTGCTATCAGTGGAATTTTAAGAGTGGCAGAAGAAGGAGATCATCCAAGAGCGTATGAAGTAGTTTCTCAGATGATCAAAACTGTCGCAGATGTAAATAAAGATCTGATGGATCTTCACAAGAAAGTGAAAGATGTCAGAAAACAAGATACAAAATTAGTTCAGAAAAATACTACAAATAATTCATTTTATGTTGGTTCTACATCAGAGTTACAAGACCTGATAAACCCAGAGAGAAGTCAGCATAAAAAAATAACTGGTGATTGATTATGACAAATGGATATTTAGGTAACGCAAACCTAAAACCTGCTGGTGTAAAAATTGACTTTACAAAAGAGCAGATAGAAGAATATGTTAAATGTGCAAAAGATCCTGCGTACTTTATTCAAAAATATATTAAGGTAGTTTCCTTGGATAAAGGACTTGTTCCTTTTGATTTGTATGATTATCAAAAAGACATCGTAGAAAAGGTTCACAATAATCGTTTCGTGATTGCAAAACTTCCTCGGCAGAGTGGAAAATCTACAACAATTGTTGCTTATATTCTTCATTATATTTTGTTCAATCAAAGCATGAATGTTGCAATTCTAGCCAATAAGCAAAGCACATCCCGAGAGATTCTATATCGTCTAAAATTAGCATATGAGTACTTACCACTCTGGTTACAGCAGGGTATTGTAGAATGGAATAAAGGATCTATAGAACTAGAGAATGGTTCAAAAATTGTCGCATCATCTACTTCGGCATCTGCTATTCGTGGTGGTTCGTTTAACATGATTTTCCTTGACGAGTTCGCCCATGTTCCTCAAAATATTGCAGAAGAATTTTTCAGTTCAGTATATCCAACCATTACCTCTGGTACTTCTACAAAGGTTCTGATGGTTTCAACCCCCAATGGATTGAACATGTTCTACACTTATTGGGTGGGAGCAACTCGTCCTGATACTGATCCACAAAGAAACGAATATGTTCCTATTGAAGTCCACTGGAGTCAAGTTCCTTTATATTCCGGCGGACCTCTGCGTGATGATAAGTGGAAAGAAGAAACCATAAGAAATACTAGCGAACAGCAGTTTCAGTCTGAGTTCGAGTGTGATTTTGTAGGTTCTTCGAATACTCTGATCGCGTCCTATAAATTAAAGCAATTGTTTTATTCTAAACCAATAAAAGAAACACCAGATGGTCTTAAAATATATGAAGAACCGAAAGAGGATCATGTTTATTTTATGTGTGTTGATGTTGCCAGGGGGCAAGGAAAAGACAACAGTGCATTTACAATAATTGACACAAGTCAAATGCCATATAAAATTGTTGCGACTTTTTATAATAACACAATTCCTCCACTTCTTTTCCCCACCACAATAAACACTATTGCAAAAAATTATAACGATGCATGGATTTTAATAGAAATTAATGACATAGGCGCACAAATAGCAGATATTTTACATGCTGATCTAGAAAATGAATTTATTTTGAGTGTAAATAGTAAAGGAAGAAGTGGACAAGTTTTATCGGGAGGTTTTTCCGGTCAAGGAAAAACTGCTCTTGGTGTAAAAACTACATTACCAATAAAAAGAGTAGGATGTTCGGTGCTAAAGAGTCTTATTGAAGAGGACAAGATTATTATTGAAGATGAAAATATTATAGATGAACTAATATCATTCATATCTAAAAGAACATCTTACCAAGCAGATGACGGACATCACGACGATCTTGTAATGACACTTGTTATTTTCTGTTGGGCATCTAGACAGGAGTACTTCAAAGAATTAACAGGAACTGATATCCGTCGAGGAATATATCAGAAAAAGATAGAAGAACTAGAAAATAGTTATGTTCCATTTGGCTTTATTTTAGATGGGCTACATACTGAGAGCGAATGGGATGGCCAAGATCGCTGGTACGGAGAAGATAGTCAATGACACTGCCTAATGTAACTACATCTTTAGACGATGATTCATTTTTCGTTGATCTTAACGGAGAATTGACAGCAGAACATACTACTGTATTCTTTGATTTTGATGGTATGATAAAAGCAATTGGAACCACTAGCGAAAGAAGTAGTGGAATTTTAACAGTTGATAACTTACAAGAATGGTCAAATAGACTGTCTAGTTTTGAATCGACTGGAATAACTGTTGACACCGAGAGTGATGTAAACACTATTTATAGTTACGATTTTATTTTAAAGCAACCATTTTTAAGTAAGGTTTCAAATTCTGTCTATGCAGAAAGTTCTTATGCTTACGCTAAAGCATATTTACCCATATTAAATGGTTATTTAGAGTTACCGAATCAAGAATCATCTGATATTGTCTTTAACAATCAACCTTATTATAAAAGCGAAGATTTGCAAATGGATGTTGCTGGAAATATAAATTTTTCCAGAGAAGCAACTAGTACAACAGAGCCTAACATATATTTTAAATTTAATAATATGTTCTCCAAAATATTCAGTAGTTTCACACCGGAACTCATAGGAGACGGAGGAATTGGTGTTGACGACTTTTACACAATAGGTCTTACATTTGGAAACCATTTAGCAAATCAAAATATACCAAGGTGGCCCTTTGGACCTGTTACTAACTGGGATACACTTTGGTGGTCTGTATTTAATTTTATGGAATACGGAGGAAATGCAATTATAGTGGCACCAGATGTAGAAGGTGTCACAGCGAGTAAAGTAAATTCAGTTACAAATAAACTTTTAACCAGTCAATATTCTTTTGATACTATTACATGTTTAAATGGATTAGATAATGAAATAGCGAGAAACATAGCAAATCAAAAAAGAGATTGTATAGCAATAACGACTTTATCAACTTCTCAAATAATAGGGGATGATTCTGACGGAACAGGAGTAACTTCTCCCCCCGGAATTACAAATAAACCCGAAGGCATATCAGGTTCTGGATATTTGTTTAAAGTTGTAAACGCTTGGTTAACTGGTGGTGCATGGGGAACTAACGGAACAAGTGCTGACTTAAAATATTGGGAAAATAATAATGCTGTTGGTAGGATATCTTATCCATCCGGAGTTGGGAATTATAACCCGAATACTGGAGGGGTTACGCTTTCTACTGATTATGGATTGGGAACAGGAGATATGCATCTTGTAACGACCATGATGGAATTTGGAGACTTTCCTATTAGAACTCTTCCAAGGTATTTTAATGCGGATACTCATGAAGATTCGAAATATATTGGGCCCGGAATTGATGGACACTTAGCTTTTAATGGTCTAGTAACTGGTTCAATTGACGGGTTAGAAAATGGTATGACTTATGATTTAAGAGGTGCAACATCTGAGGGCATTAGCGGAGATTTATTTGCGAATTTACCGACCCAAAAAGTAATAGTGAGAACACCTGTTCCGAATAAACAAAGACAGATGGCGGATTATAAATTAGGTGATTTATTTTATCCGGCCGGTGATCTGAAGTTTTTCGGGGCTTCGGGATCAACTTATAGTCAAAGACTTCTCGACATAATGGGTAATACAGAGTCTTCCTCTTTGTATCAGAATATAAAAAATGGAATTTCGGGATCTACTGCATTAAATGGGGGAATAGTTGGTCCAAACTTTCCTAATATAGAAGATATGAATGTAGATGGAACTGGATATGTTGGGGGCATAATAACTATTTTTGACCCAATTTTTGGGGCCCAAAATGTATATGCATTTGATGGAGAACTTGCAAACGACGATTCAACAAATACAGTATTTTCGACTTCTTTTCATTCAAAAACTGATAGTCCTAATTTAAATTATAATAATAGACTTCGACCATTTACACCATTTTTTATGGATGTAAGAAAAACCTTTGAAAAGGCAACAGAACAATACAATATATCAGGTCACAGTAGACCAAGTATAAGTCAATTAGTTTTTAATCCATCCGATAGTAAAAACATATCCTCATATCATACAACACAACTATATAAAGATTTCCCTAATTATAACCAAGCCGCGTTGGGGGTATTTCATGTAGATGCCAATGGTAGAGGAATTATACCCGGTGATAGCCTAATCATAGATGAGTTAAATTATGCTATCTATGGCTGGCCAGCAAATCGATTCGACACCGGAGAAGGATTCGAAACTTTTACGGATGGGCCCACTCAGTATGCAGTTCCCCGAGAATATAAAAATGATTATGTTGCATATACCGCAGAACAAAATTACTTAGAATTTAGGCATAGAAGTGCTGCTTTGTTGTGGGGTGTCGATATTTATGGATCTACATTATCTAGTGATCCAAAAGGACCTGGTTACTTTCTTCGAGAGGAAGTAGATAATGGACTTAATCGTTTTTGGGGTTGCACCTGCGCGGATCTCCCTGATTTCTTCAGAGAAGTTTTTGAAGTAGGAAGAACATTTGGAGGGCTTCCTTCGAGTGCTGATGCTGGAGACGATATCGAAAATAGAAATCAATTTATTGAGAGCGGATATACCCCAATTAGATGTATTGAATTTGGACCCAACGAAACTACAGCGCAAGTAACAGCAGAAGGAAGTACATATTGTGCTTTCATAGGTTTTGAAGATCGTTTTCAGGATTTATATCTAGATTATAGAGATACAAGTGGAGAAATGATGGGCGGTACTGCTCAAGAATTTTCTAGTTATCCTTTTAGTCCTGCCATAAGCACAACAACGGATGAATTAGGGCTTTCTATAGATTGGATAACTGGACAGACAAGAGATACTCATGAAGGATTTGCAAGAGGGGGAACTTTTGCAAACATGTTCCTTCCTTATAGATGTAACAGTAATATTAGCAGTAATTTCAGAGATCCTTTCATATATTACGGTGGTGCTTTTTTTGGATTTAATTTTATTCCATATGCTTACGGTGTAGATTATCCAACAGGAATGTCTATACAATTCGAAGTACCAGAAGGAGGAGGAGATTAATGGCCATCGTTCAATTTAATTTTTGTGATGTCAATTCTGTTCCACATATGACAAGGCTTAATTATAGAAATTCTGTCAATACAGTGTTTAACGGATCTGCAAACGATCCTGATTTCGTAGATGAGAATCCAAGCCTTTATTCAAATGGAAGAATATTTAGTTGCAATGAAGTGGGAGACTATCTTCAATACACCCCTAGAATGGTTGATTATTATAGTCTTTCTATTCCTGTACCTAGTCCGTATGTCACAAATACTTTCGGGCCCGATCTACCATCGGATGATGTTCCAGACGGATTTATACTGCCTGCATATGAAATTAAGAAATTTTTCGCATATAGATGGCAACTTCCTGATTTTATGCAAGCATTGCATTACGAAAATATGATTCGGGGACAGGATTACATAGGAATTACCAGTGGCTCTCCTTTGAGTTTTGATTGGAGTGATGCATACACCACGGGAATTACAATGTTTGTAAAACAAATTCTTTCAGGACCATCTGCTGGTGCAGGTAGTGGTTCTTCTGATTTTGCAGATCCAGTAGCGAATTCAAATGCAACCAGTAGCAGATTAAATTCCTCTGGTGTCATAAATACAGATCAATCCATAGAAAGTTCATTTTTATCAACATCCTCTGGTGAATTTGAATTTGCTGCTGCTGGTGCAAAATATTTTCATAGATTTGAAAACGATTCATATCTAGTCCCAACCCAAATTTCAGTAGATGCATCTGGATGCATATCCAGGTCTATTAGAGATGGAAGGTTTAAATCTCCAGCAGGACAAGATAGGGGAGAAATCAAAAAAGCAGAGTATGTTAAACCGATACCTACTAATGATAAAATAGAAGATTTATATAATAATAGAATCAATTTTGTTAAATATGAAGAGGATCTAGAAAAGTATATTCTTTTTGGAGACAAAACCAGAAAAGAAGAAACATCAACATTTTCTAGAATTAATGTAAGCCTTCTTTTTATAAAACTAAAAAAACTCATAGGAAAAGCAATTCGAGACATTCTTTTCGATCAGAATGACTCGATTACTAGATCTAAAGTTTCAACAGCAATAGATCAACTCTTAAGAAAGATATCTGCTGATGGCGGTATATCCGAATATCAAATTACATGCGACGAATCCAATAATACTCCAGATATAATTGATTCTAATCAACTTATCGTGGATGTTTCGGTAAAACCAACTAAATCAATCAATTTTATAAAGATACGGTTTACCAATACCGAAAACATTTAAATGCTAAATATAGCAGATAGAATTTATTCTCAAGGAGATAAAAATGGCTAGACCGAATGTAACAGTTATTGTCAACGATGACTCATTCGTGATTAGTGGTACAGAATCAGGAGGAGCGCATAGAGGAGGCTACCTATGCGCTCAAGGTGCCACCCTTATTAATGCTGTAGGATATACCGCTGACAGAACAAATCAATTTATGGTTGTAGAAAACATTAACGACTGGTTCGGACGACTTAAGTCAGCCGCAGGAACTGGTTATGCTGATGTTTATGGCACATCAGCTGCTTCGGGTAACGATCAGGGACCATTCGGGGGATATTCCGGAGGTGAAACTGCCGGAGGTAACCGATTTGCAGGTGGAACATTCGAAAGATGGCCAAACGGACCAACTGGTGAATGGGAGCAGGACTGGTGGAATGTCCATAACTTCCTCCAGTATGGTGGTGTTGCAGTAGTCTTTGGTGGAACTGGATCAGGCGTTATGCCAGCAAAGGTGAAAGCATCGGATAAACTCGTAACAATCGACTCCCTCTTTGGACCAGTCGATGTCAATGATGAAATTGCAACAGTAGTTGGACTCAGAAATGATTGTGTTGGAATCGTAGGTATTTCATCCGACATTACACCGGCATCTGCGGCGAAGGTTCCTGGCACAAGCGAGAACATAATACATGTTTATGGTGAGAAAAAGCACAGAAACATCAACAGAGTTACAGAAGACTTCTTAGTCGATTCCGATCTTATCACAAGTCCACTTACATGTGATGTCGCCGGATGCCTCGCAAGAACAGATAGACTTGCACATCAATGGTTCTCACCAGCAGGTGCAAGAAGAGGACAGATTCTTGATGTTGTGAAGTTAGCAAAAGAACTAACCGACAGCGAACAAGATACTCTCTTCGATAAGGGTATTAATCCAGTGGTAAGTTTTGCTGGAGAAGGAACTATGTTGTTCGGCGATAAGACAGGTGCAGCTGCAACTAGCACATTAAGCAGAATTAATGTTGCCAGACTGTTCGTGTATCTTAAGAATATCATTGGTAGAGCCGCTCGAACAATTCTCTTTGAACTAAATGACAGTACAACTCGTAACTTATTCATTAATGCCGTGACTCCAGTTCTTAGAAGCATTCAAGGTTCTAGAGGTATTACAGACTTCAGAGTTATATGTGACGAAACTAATAACACAGCAGATGTCATAGACTCGAATCAGTTTATTGCTGATATTTTCATCAAACCAACTAAGTCTGTTAACTTCGTCAGAATTCGTTTCACTAACAAATCGGAGTCAGCCGATCTAGGTTGATCTCAGGAGGTAACTACTAATGGCTCAGAGAAATAGCATTGACACATTCAAGTCGGCGTTCTACGGGGGAACGCGACCCAATCGCTTTGATATTGAAGCAAAATTACCTGATGGCACTGCACTTGATGTTTTTCATGCATATGCTTTCAATCTACCAGAGATTGCAATAGGAGAAATTCCCGTAAACTATAGGGGCAGAACCGTTTATATTCCCGGTGATAGAGATTATATGCCATGGAATTTAACAATTCTTGACGATCGAGGGGAGGGGGGACAAATTTATAACGCACTCCAAGCATGGCAAAGAAGCATCAATGATCACCAAACAAATGATGCAACTGCTGGTTTCGAAACAGGTAATCGAGGAAACTGGATTATACAGCACTTAGACACCCAAGGTAATGGTGGAAATCCAGCAGTTATAAAACAATTCACCTTAGTGGGTTGTTGGCTCACAGGTATTGGTCCTGTACAATTAAACGCCGCTGAAAAGAATGCTCTGCTTACATTCAACGCAACAGTTCGTTATGATTATGTTTCATATGATATAGATAAGATCACATCTGCGTCGGCCGACGCCGTCGCGCAGCAGACATTTTAATAATTAGGAGTAATGTGAATGGCAATTGATATTTTTGGTTTTACAATCGGGCGTAAGAAAGACATCGGGAAAACCATTCTGGACCCACTAGACCTGGGTATCCAGAATGATCCCGAGTCTTTCGTTGCACCCGAAACATATGATGGAACTTATACATTTGAAGCGGGTGGTGTTTTCGGAACTTCCGTAGACTTTGCCGGGCAAATCAAAAACGAAAACGCCCTGATACAGCAATATAGAGGAATGTCTCTTTATCCAGAAGTGGATCAAGCGATCGAAGATATTGTAAATGAATCTGTTGTGCCTGGATCTGATTTTCATCCAGTCAAACTAGATCTAGATCATCTTAAAGTTTCAGATATAATTAAAAATAAAATCCATAAAGAATTTACGAATATTGTAAAACTTTTAGATTTTAATTATCGAGCGCACGATATCTTTAGAAGATGGTATATTGACAGTAAACTTTACTTTCATATTATCATTGACGACAAAAACCCAGAAAAAGGTATTGTTGAACTTAGACCTATTGATCCTACAAAGATCAAAAGAATTAGAAATGTAAAAAAGAAACCTAAAGATGGTTCTCTTTCTGCCAATCCCACAGCAAAATTAGATATAATCGAAAAGGTAGACGAATATTTTGTTTATACGAATACAGACAAAAATACTCTATACCAAACTGGTTCTGCTGGTATTAGAATAACACCAGATTCCATCTGTTATGTTCATTCTGGTATGATTGATGGTAACACCAAACAAGCGATCGGTTATCTGCATAAAGCAATTAGACCGTTAAACATGCTTCGTCAAATAGAAGATGCTGTTGTAATATACAGAATATCTAGAGCGCCGGAAAGAAGAATCTTTTATATTGATGTAGGTAACCTACCAAAACAAAAAGCAGAGCAGTATCTCAGAGAATTGATGAATCGTTATAGAACAAAAGTTGTTTACGACAAAACAACCGGAACAATTCGAGACGACAGAGATCACTTATCGATGCTTGAAGACTATTGGTTACCTAGAAGAGAGGGCGGAAGAGGAACCGAGATTACCACTCTTCCTGGCGGACAAAACTTAGGACAGATGGAGGATGTTGAATATCTTCAAAAGAAATTATATCGTTCATTGAATGTTCCTATTAGTAGACTAGAAACTGATAATGGGTTCAACATGGGTAAATCTTCTGAAATTACTAGAGATGAAGTTAAATTTCAGAAGTTTATTCAGAGACTTCAGGTTAGATTTCAGAAAATGTTCATGGGTCTTCTTAGAACTCAGTTAATACTCAAGGGAGTAGTGACTGACGAAGATTGGCATCTTATCGAAGAAGACATGCGGGTTGTATTCAATCGGGATACTTACTTTGATGAACTAAAAGAGAATGAAATCCTGACTGAAAGGCTAAATATGCTAAATAATGTACAGCCATTTATTGGGCAATTCTTCCCAGAAAGTTATATCAGGAAGAACATCCTTAAAATGACTGATGAAGAGATACAGGAAATTCAAGACGAATTAGATCAACAACCAGAAGAACCGCAAATGGTGGATCAAGAACCACCTCAACCAACGGAGTAAGAAATGAAAAACCTTTCACCCATGATAAACTCAGCAATCGAAGAAGACAAAGAGGGCTTCCTCGATAGTTTTGTCAAGGAGTTCGTTGACAGAGTTAACGAAAAAGTCTCTGTTATTCACGACGGAATCCGAAAGAATGTTCTGCAACCAGAGGGTGTTTGGAACGAACCAGAAGAAGTCGAAGAGGCAACAGCAGAAGCAAATAAAGTTTTGTCCTCTAGATGGGACAGAATAAAGAAAGAAGTTAATGATTACAGGTTTGCTTCCGTTGATGAGGCTAAAAAAGCAAAGAAAAATCTCATGGATAAAGGGATGTGCGAATCTTGCATCAAGCAAATTGGAAACAGACTTTATCTAGAGTCAATTGAAACCGAAGACATGATTTCTGTTGTGTATGACACATTAATCGAAAGTGTCGAAGATCTCTATATTCCTTTCTTTGAACTCGGAAACGATCTTAAAGAGGCAATGGAAAACGGTTCGGTTGAAATGGTTCTCGATGACGGAACAGAAGTCACTATCGAAAGCGAAATGGCTGAAAATATTGCAAAGGTTCATGATTCATTGAGCAAAGAAAATCAAATCTCATTCAGAGACGAGATCACTCTCAATGAAGAATCATTCGAAAGAATGATCAACTTTGTCAATAAAGCGATTCAAAAACTTGACGAAGGAGAGGAATCCGAATGAACTACGCATCAGAAATACTAAAAAATATCTTTGATGATAACGCAAAAGCAGTCATTGATACCGTAGATCAAGCCCTTTCTGATAAGGTCAATGATCAAATGGATGAAATGAAAAAAGGACTGATTGATTCAGTCTACGAGAATGATTTTTCTTATATGCTAGAAAAGAAAAAAGATAAAAAGCATAAAGAAGAAGACGAAGAAGGAAGCGAAGAAGGTAACGATAAAGATGGTGATGGGGATGGTGATTTTGCAGACATTATGATGACAAGAATGATGAAATCAGGAATGTCTAAAAAAGCGGCACATGAAAAAACAAGGAAGCACAATAAATGAAACTCATCACCGAAATGAATGAAGATGTTCGCTTGGTAACAGAAGAAACCGACGATGGTAAAAAAAATTACTTCATCGAAGGTATTTTTATGCAAGCAGAGCAAAAGAACAGAAATGGAAGGATTTATCCATATTCTATTCTAGAAAAAGAAGTCAAAAGATACCATACTGATTTAGTAGAAAAGAAAAGGGCATTGGGTGAATTGAATCACCCTCAAGGTCCAACTGTTAACTTAGATAGGGTTTCCCATATGATCACTGAATTAAATTTCAGAGGTAATGATTGCTACGGAAAAGCAAAAGTAATGGAAACTCCTATGGGTAAAATTGTAAAGAGTTTAATTGATGAAGGCGCTCAATTAGGAGTGTCTTCTAGAGGTATGGGATCCCTTAAGGACAGAGGCGGTATTAATGAAGTTCAACAAGACTTCATGCTTTCCGCAGTTGATATTGTAGCAGATCCCTCCGCTCCAAGTGCTTTCGTTAACGGAATCATGGAAGGTGCTGAGTGGGTCTGGGACAACGGTATGCTCAAAGAAAAGAATGTTGCAGAGTATCACAGAGAAATTCAAAGAGCGTCCAAAAAAGAATTAGAAGAAAAAACCATTAATATCTTTAACAAATTTATAAATGGTTTAAACGGGTAGTGTAGACGGTTTTTACTTTAGAAATTACAAAAAATATAAATATCCACTAGAAACCTCCGGAGGTTAAAGAAAATGGAATCGAACAAGACATTAGATACATCAAGCGTAGAAAGCGATGCTCTCTACCAAGATACAAGCGGGAAAGGCGCAAAAATCGCAACACCCGTAGCAACACCAGGCACAGCAGATCAGAACAGAGGGTCTATTGCACCCAAACCTTCTGACGCTTCGGCCGAAATTCAAACACCAGAACAAGTAGTTGCTCCAGTTCCTTTCAAGGAGCATATCGAGTCACTCTTCAGTGGTGAAGATCTTTCTGAAGAATTCAAGGACAAGGCTGAAATTATCTTCGAAGCCGCTGTCGGTGAAAGAGTTTCTCTTATTGAAGAAGAACTCAGAGCAGCAGTTGAAGAGTCTTTCGAAACTGAACTTGAAACATTCAAGGAAGAACTTACCGAAAGAATCGACGACTATCTCAACTATGTTGTTGAAGAGTGGGTTAAGGAGAATGAAGTTGCCATTGACAAGGGTCTTCGCACAGAAGTCGCTGAGTCATTCATTGGCGGACTCAAGACTCTCTTCGAATCTAACTTCATCGACATTCCCGACGAGAAGATTGATGTTCTCGAAGAGATGATCAAAGAGAACGAAGAAATGACAGATACGCTCAATGAAGCGATTAATGCTAACATTGAGTTAAACACACTCGTTGAAAACTACAGAAAATCTGAACTCTTCGGTGAAGTCGCAAACGATCTCAGCGATGTTCAAATTGACAAGTTTGCACGAATGGTAGAGGATATTGAGTTTGAGGACGAAGAATCATTCTCAAATAAACTTAATACTCTTAAGGAAAGTTACTTTGGATCTTCAGCCTCAGCACCAGTAGAAACAGAAGAAGTTGCTTCTAACGCTAAGGTTCTGAATGAAGATACAGGTAATCCAATCAACTCATATGTCGAAGCATTAAATCGACAAGCAAAGAGCAGAGAACTTTACGAATCTTGAAAACAAAATAAGGCTAACGCCAGATCAAAGGAGATAACAAATGTCATCTGAATTCGAAAATTACGGTACACAGCCCTACGATCAACTCGTAGAAAAGTGGAACCCAGTATTAGATCACGACTCGTTCGATAAAATCGGCGATTCGTACAAGAAAAAAGTCACCGCAGTTCTTCTTGAGAACCAAGAAACTGCAATGAGACAGCAGTACCTCGCTGAAACACCCACCAACTCACTCGGTGGTGGATTTAGCGTAACTCAGGCTGCTAACCAAGCAGGAAGCATTGCTGGTTACGACCCAGTGCTTATCAGTCTCATCCGTCGTTCAATGCCAAACCTTATGGCATACGATATCTGTGGTGTTCAGCCAATGAGCGCACCCACAGGACTCATCTTTGCGATGAGAAGTCGTTACGACAACCAGAGCGGTAACGAAGCACTCTTCCAAGAGCCATTCGCCAAGTACTCCGGTAAGGCTGGTATCTCTGCTGGTGCTGCTGAAACTGCTGCTGATGGTGTTACCTTCACCTCATCAACTCCCGGTGTAACTCTAACTGCTGCTGAACGAGCTCGTGCTGCTGTCTTCGGAACTGGTTTCCAAGGTATCAGTGCTGCAAATGCAGAAGGCCTTGACGGTAGTGTCGAAGGTCAATTCAACCAGATGGCATTCTCCATCGAAAGAGTTGCAGTTGAAGCAAGAACTCGCGCCCTCAAGGCTGAGTACAGCACAGAACTCGCTCAGGACCTCAAGGCTGTTCACGGACTCGACGCCGAGACTGAACTCGCCAACATCCTCAGCACAGAGATTCTGTCTGAAATCAACCGCGAGATCATCCGTAATGTCTACTTCAACGCCGAGATCGGTGCTGCTCAGACAGACCTTACTGGTGCTGGTGCTACTGACGGTCCTCAGCCCGGTATGTACGATCTTGCAACCGACTCTGATGGTCGCTGGAGTGCTGAACGCTTCCGTGGACTCATGTTCCAAATCGAGCGCGAATGCAACCAGATCGCCAAGGAAACCCGTCGCGGTAAGGGTAACTTCATCATCGTCTCTGCCGATGTTGCTTCAGCCCTCGCAATGGGTGGATTCCTCAACATCTCACCCGCTCTCAACCAGAGCCTAGATGTTGATGATACTGGTAACACCTTCGCTGGTCTTCTCAACGGTAAGATCCGCGTCTATGTTGATCCTTATGTCGCCACTGGACAAAACCATGTCTGTGTCGGTTATAAGGGTACATCCCCATATGACGCCGGACTCTTCTACTGCCCATATGTTCCACTGCAAATGGTCAGAGCTGTTGGTGAGAACACCTTCCAGCCCAAGATCGGATTCAAGACTCGATACGGAGTCGTTAGCAATCCGTTCGCAACTAACACCGACATCCTTACTGCCGGTGGTAACCAGTACTACAGACTCTTCGTTGTCAAGAACCTTCACGGTAACGGTTCCTGATAACACAAAAATAGAAGATCTGAACGAAGCGAGGGGGAGTTTTACTCCCCCTCGTTTTCTATTATACATAATAGTATACTGGAGTTAATATGTCTGATTCTGATATCACACGCGAAATTCCGGAAATGCCGGATATTCAATACAAATCATATGGTGTAACATATGATGGACAACAAGATAACAACTTTCTTGGTAGGAATTATTTCCAAGTGGAGATACCCAGAATTCCTAACTTTGGAAGATTTGTTCAAAGTGTAACTCTACCTCAATTTTCTTTTAGTGAATTGACTCAACCAACCACATTAGGTTTAGCACCGGCTTTTCCCGGAAGTGGGTATGAGTTTTCTCCTCTTATAATAGGATTTGGTATTGATGAAAGATTTTTGGGTTACCAAGAATTATTCCGATGGATGGAATCAATGGCGTTTCTTACAGACACCACTAATTTGCCCCGTGAATCTCACACATCAGATATTACCCTCTCGATAAAAAATAGTGCGTACAACGAAAAAGTTCGAATTGTTTTTGTTGATGCATTTCCAACAGTGATAAGTCCTCTGGAGTTTACCTCCCTAGAACCTTCATCTTCCCCGCTATTGGGATCAGTGACCTTTAATTATTCTAACTTTGAGATTGTACAAATAGGAGTGTAGTATGAATTTGAGTGAATATCGACAAATGGTAGAAGTCGATCTTAAAATAAATGAAACAGAACTTGATACAGAATCCCTCAGAACCCCACAGTTACATTCAAAATATTTAAATTTTCTTTCAGACGAAAAACTAGTTCTTTCAAAATTAGAAAGCGAATATAAAGTTACCAAAAAATATAGGTGGCTTTACTATACTGGCAAACTTTCAGAAGAAGAACTTGAAGAATTAGAATGGGAACCATTCCAACTGTCGGTTCTTAAAACCGACATAGATAAATTTATGGATTCTGACGATGACATACAGGCAATTTACAACAGAATTCAATACAGAAAAACGGTGGTTGATTATTTAGATAATATTATTAAGGTAATTTCTAATCGACAATGGAATATTCGTTCAGCAATCGATTGGCTTAAATTTACAAACGGACAATGAGTGATTTCAAGATAAAACAAATAGATGCAGTAAATCTAAAAGTTGACTGTGAAAAGGGGTTCGCAAAAGAACTCAGTGAGTATTTTACATTTATGGTTCCTAATTACCAATACACCCCTGCATATAAAAACAAATATTGGGATGGTAAAATACGCCTTTTCAATATATTCAACCGCACAATTTACGCAGGACTTTCTTCACATATAAAAAAGTTTTGTGAAGATCGAAACTATCCTTATGTTCTTGATTTACACAAAGAAGAAAAGCAATCATGCGATGACATTGATACATTTCTCTCAAAACTAAACATAAGTAACGGCAAAGATCCTATCACACTCCACGATCATCAAGTAAAAGCCATTCGTGAAGCTTTACTAAATCGAAGATGTCTTCTTCTTTCTCCTACGGGTAGTGGTAAATCTTTGATCATCTATTGTCTTCTGAGATATTACCTTTCTTGTTTTCCAGAAGATAAAAAGTTTTTGGTAATTGTTCCAACAACAGGTCTAGCATCACAGATGAAGTCTGACTTTCTGGAATACTCGGCTAATGATAATTCATTTACCGAAGAAGATATCCATATGATTTTTTCTGGTAAAGAAAAACAAACCAAACGAAGAGTGGTGGTATCTACATGGCAGAGTTTATACAAAATGCCTGAATCATATTTCGAGGATGTTGCTGGTGTTTTCGGTGATGAATGTCACTTATATAAAGCAAAGTCTTTGGTAGAACTTCTAACCAAAATGAAAAATGCTTATGTTCGAATAGGAACAACAGGAACATTGGACAACACAAAAACCCATAAACTAATGATCGAGGGATTATTTGGACCTACCATCAAGGTGACATCTACCGTAAAATTGATGGAAAAGAAAATTTTGTCGAAACTTAAGATTAGTTGTATTACGCTCAAATATGATGAGCAAGATCGAAATGAAATTAAAAGGGCAAAATACCAAGAAGAGGTTGATTGGTTAGTTTCTTCTGAGAAAAGAAATAAGTTTATTATTGATTTAGCAACTAAATTGAAGGGAAACACACTTGTACTGTTCAACTTCGTCGAAAAGCACGGCAAACCTCTCTACGAGTCTCTGAGGGACGCCTCGGACAACCCTGTGTATTTTATCCACGGGAACAAAGATGTAGAAGAAAGAGAAATGATTCGAAAGATTATAGACAAAGAAGATAATTCTATTCTGGTTGCTTCATATGGTACATGTTCAACTGGTATAAATATAAAGAACATCCATAACATCATTTTTGCTTTTCCTTCTAAATCTGTGATCAGAGTGCTTCAATCTATAGGGAGAGGTCTTAGGACATCATCCACAAAAGACATTGCTAAACTTTACGATATCGGAGATGATCTTCAGTATAAAAGTTTCAAAAACCACACTCTCAAGCATTTAGAAGAAAGAATTAAAATATATACTAATGAAGGTTTTAATTATGAGTCAATTGCCATACCGATTCGGGGAGAATAACATGAAGACTTCTTATAGAATCATTAAGTTAAGTAGCGGCGAAGAAATAATCGGGAATATAAAGGGTAGAGAAAAAGACAAGATTCTTATTGATCGACCGATGATATTTAAAACTCAAACAATGAGTAATTTGATCTCACAAAAAGAAGTTGTATTTTTAAGAGATTGGATGACATATACCAATGACATTGAGGCAAAGATTAAAGAATCTCACATCACCTCCATTTTTACACCCGATCAATTAGTGATAACAATGTATGATAGAGCAAAGCACGAGATGGATGTGAAACCACACAACTCTAGTAAAATAACTAAAATGGATCCTGATGCATTTGGAAATGATAAAAGCCTAGAAGATGCATTAAAGGATATTTTTAAATTTCCAGGCACAAATAGCAGTAATCCTTTGTTCGATGAACTCGATGCATTGGAAGAAAAACTAGATGCCTTTGACTCGAATGAATTGAATAACCCAGAGCCAAATGATAAAGATCGCATTTACTTAAACATGGATCTATCGTATGAGGATTTGAAAAGTCTATTCGATGATGGTATAATTTCATCCAAGATTTTTAATATGATGGAAGAAATGTACTACGGATCAGTTAATAAAATGGAACGAGAAGAAACCAGCGATGATTCTACTATAGAAGATAAAGATCATCCAGACTACGGGAATCGCTGGACTGATTGGGATAATGACTTATCTAATGAAGACTATAAGTAAGCTTAGTATCCCTTTTCTCTCTCCACACAGGGATTATAATCGTGATTTGAAAACTGTCAAGTAAAAACTTGACAAAAAAATTTTAGGATGTAAAATTCGTATATGAAAAGCACACACTATATTGATAATGATAAATTTTATGAAGAGATGACATCTTGGATAAAAGATGTACGAGAAGCACAAAACGAAGGTGAATCGAATCCTCCAATAACCAATTATATTGGGGAGTGTTTTATGAGTATTGCTGAAAACTTATCTAAAAAGGGAAACTTCATCAAGTATCCTTTTAGGGATGATATGATAAGTGATGCAATAGAAAATTGTGTAATGTATGCACATAACTTTGACCCAGATAAATCTAAGAATCCTTTTTCTTATTTTACTCAAATTACTTACTTTGCATTTCTCCGTAGAATCGAGAAGGAGAAAAAGCAAATGTATATCAAGTATAAGTTAATGGAGCAGAATCCAGACTCTACTCTATCTTGGTATAAAGAAAATTACTTTGAAAAAAAGAAAGAAGAAGATGTTGATGAAGCACTGAAAAAGGAATTTGAGTTGACTGATAAAGATATTCAAAAGTTTAGTAGTGGTTCAAAGAAAAAAGGTAAAAAATGAAAATAGGTGTTTTGAATGATTCTCATTTTGGTGCTAGAAATGACTCTGGGTTGTTTCTAGATTACTTTATTTCTTTTTATGAAAATGTGTTTTTTCCCTATATCAAAGAAAATGAAATAAAAGAAATTATTCATCTTGGTGATTTCTTCGACAGAAGAAAGTATATCAATTTCAACACTCTCCAGAAAGTCAGAGAAAAGATTCTAGATCCGCTGCAAGCAATGGGTGTGCAGATTAATTTATCTTTGGGGAATCATGATACTTATTACAAAAATACAAATAAGGTGAACTCACCCAAAGAACTTCTTTCCGCTTACGGCAATATTGTCATTCATGAATCACCTATTGCTCTGGACTATGACGGATTGTCTGTGGGATTGATTCCTTGGATAAATGAAGAGAATAGAGATGAAACTTTAGATTTTCTTAAGTCTTGCAAATGTTCAGTTATAGGTGGACATTTTGAATTAGAAGGCTATGAGGTAATGAGAGGAATGAGTTTTAGTGGTGGGATGTCAGATAAACCTTTGCGAAGATTTGAAAAAGTTTTAAGTGGACATTTTCACACGAAAAGTCAAAAAAATAATGTTCACTATCTTGGGACACAATACCAAATTACATTCAGCGATCTTCATGATATGAAAGGCTTTCATGTTCTTGACACTGAAACCAGAGATTTAGAATTTATAGAAAATTCAGACAAGATGTTTTATTCTTTTGTCTATGACGATAAGGACAAAAAAGCATTAAAAGATCTTCAGTCAGAATTAAGTAGTAAACTGACCAATAGGTATGTAAAAATTATTGTAGAAAACAAAACTAAATCTAGTTTGTTTGAATCATTTATTGATGCTTTATATGAATTAAATGTTTCTGATATTTCTGTGATTGAAGATTTTTCTGCTGACTTGGAACAAGAAGAGAAAGTTGATCTTGCACAAGACACACTAACAATCATAAGCACGGAAATAGATTTGATTGAAACTGACTTAGATAAAGATTCTTTAAAAAGAAAAATGAAAACCCTTTATATGGAGAGTATAACAAATGAAGAGTGAAGAAATATCTGTAACCGAAGAGGAAGTACCAGAAACTGAGCAGGTGGATGTCGATTCTTCTGATAAGGTGGAAAGAATTAAAAAGGCTGCTAGTGCATATAGAATGGAAAGTTCTATAGAAGGCGTAAAAAGTGGAACTACTAAAATTATTCCTAGCAAAGAAAACTTTGAGTCATCGGTTAGACTTACGGTTGATGCAACTGGACTGTCTAAAGTAGTTACCGAAAAGGAAATTAAGAGAGGGGATCTTCTGGAAGAGTGTTTCTATTATGTTATGGAGTCACGCAAAGATGATTTCTTCATGTCACTGCGGGATAAGGTTGCAGCATATGTGATGTGGACTTTGCCCGAGGATGATTCTGTTTACAAGTCAGATGAAGTCGGTAATCATGTAATTCTACCTCTCGGTAATGCTCTTGCTTATGGTCCTTCTTATACCCCGAACGCTTATGTTCAGTTTGATTCGAAGATGCGAGTTATTCGTTTCTATGCATTGAGGGATATCAATAGAGGAGAAGTTGTTACAATTGGTTATCCCAAGGATGGGGTTGGTCCATCTGGAATAACTCCACAGCAATATTATGAGTTGACAGGTGACACCCTTAAGAGTAAAATTGGTTCTCCGGGCAAAAAGGGTGGTTGCTCTTCATGTCAACAGAAAAAGTTTCGTTCTAGAATAGAGGAAAAGAATGATAATATTCAAGAAACTTAAATTTAAAAATTTTGGTTCCTTTGGAAATTATTTTACAGAAATTGATTTTTGTAAAAATGAATTAATACTAGTGTCTGGATTGAATGGTCGAGGTAAGTCTTTTGCTTACCTCGACGCAATCACATTCGCATTGTACGGAAAACCCTTTCGTAAAATCAATATACCACAATTAGTAAATACGATAAATTCTAAAAATTGTGTGGTGGAGTTAGAATTTACTATTGGTACTAATGAGTATCTAATCAAACGAGGACTGGGACCTAAATTATTTGAAATTCACAAGAATGGAAAACTCATAGATCAAAATGCAAAGGCAAAAGATTATCAAGAGTTGTTAGAATCCCAAATTATCAAGATGAACTACAAAACTTTTACTCAGGTTGTGATTCTGGGTAGATCTTCATTTGTTCCATTCTTACAGTTATCTCCGGCAGATAGAAGAAACATTATTGAAAATATTCTCGATATTAATGTGTTTTCAAATATGAATCAAATTGCAAAGGGTAAACTTTCCTTCGTAAAGGAGAAAATAAATGAGACGAATCGTAAAATTGAAAGTTGTGAGGAAAAAATTGAGTACCAGAAAAAGTTCATCTCCAAAATACAAGATCAAAAGAATAGTTCCGAGTCAAAGATCAAAGAGAAGATACAAAAGATAAATGAATCGATTGAATCTTCTAATGATGCAATAAAAGAAATTAAAGACTCTATGATAAAGGGTGAAATTGAAAAAGAAATAGAAACCCTCAAAGATAAAAAAGTAACTTTTCGAACCGAAGAGAAATCTTTTGTAAATAAAATTGTATCATCACAAAAAAATATTGATTTCTATGAAGACAATGAAAATTGTCCAGTCTGTAAACAGTCAATTGATATTGAGTTTAGAACAAATAAAATTCAGAGTCTTTCGGAGGAAATGAAAACTCTTGAAGATAATTTAGAAAATGCAAAAAAGTCTTTGCATGAATGTGAAGGATTATTAACTAGCAAAATTGATGATCAAAATACAAACAAAAAATTAGAAGAAAAATACAATATAAATCTGAACATGATTGAAAGATATGATAAAGAATTATTAGATCTGCAAAAAGAACTGAATAAACCACACGAAGATGCAGATGAATTAGAAAAAGAAAAGAAAAACTTAGAAGAGATTGAAATTAAGACGGAAACCTTAAGAGAGTCTCTTAAGCAGTATGATATAGAAAAGATGGAATACGCTTCTTGTGTTTCTCTTCTTAAAGATAGTGGTATCAAATCAAAAATCATTAAACATTATTTGCCATTAATTAACAAAGTAATCAATACATTTTTGACGAATATGAATTTCTTTACCAAGTTTGAGTTGAATGAAGAATTTGAAGAAACAATTAAGAGCCGACATCGAGACAAATTTAGTTACATGAGTTTCAGTGAAGGAGAAAAACTAAGAATTGATCTTGCTCTTTTGTTTGCTTGGAGAGAAGTTGCAAAGGTCAAGAACAGCGCAAACTGCAACTTACTTATTCTTGATGAAATTTTTGATTCCTCTTTAGACTCATCTGGCACCGAAGAGTTGATGAGAAATCTTTATTCCCTCAAGAAGTCAGGAAGTGTCATTGTCATTTCTCACAAGTTAGATCAAATGTCAGATAAGTTTGACAGAACTGTTGTTGTGGAAAAGAAGAACAACTTTAGTAAGTTAAAGAAACGATGAGTCTATTCACAGAGACAGCAGAAGACTACTTAGAGATGATCGGTGATTGGACAGACTCCCTCCCTGCTCCCATCGTGGAGGAGCATGAGGGGATCCTCGTCGTCCGTGATGATCTCATCGGTGGTGGGTCGAAGATGCGATTCGCCGACTACCTGATCCAGTCACAGCCTGAGATTGATGAGTGGGTGTATGGCAGTTCACCTGCCACTGGTTATGCTCAGATCTCACTTGCACATCTGTGTGGCAGGTATGACAAGAAGGCAGTGATTTTTATGGCAGATCGTGCTGTTGAAAAAAGACACCCTTATCAGTTGCAAGCAATCGAAGCAGGTGCTATAATGCACTGGATCCCAAACGGGATGCTTAGTGTGACCGAAAAAAGGGCAAGAGATTATGTTGCAGAAGATCCAACACGCCGCAGACTACTTCCTATTGGCTTTGACCATCCTACTGTTATCGCTTCCATCATTCGGGTTGCTCGTAACATGGATGTATCTCCAGATGAAGTCTGGACGGTAGGATCAAGTGGAACACTCACCAGAGGACTACAACTCGCATGGCAAGGATCCTCCTTTCACTGCGTCCGTGTGGGACATAGCGGCGAGTACGGAAAGGCTAAGACCTACCAGTCGAAATACGCCTTCAACAAAGCAACCAAAGTGTTGCCCCCATTCCCGTCCGCACCAACCTACGACGCAAAAGCGTGGGAGTTTATCAAGGATCATGCGTCACCTGGCGCACTTTTTTGGAATGTAGGAGCATGAGATTTTACGAACGAAATGATGCCATCATTAATAGTGATGTCAATGTAAACTTTGAAGACCTTCTAGAGATGACACCCGATCAGTTCAAAGATTGGGTGATTCAACTTCGTGAAGAGTTGACTGCCGCGTGGGACAACAACGGCTGTCCTCCTCGAACGGGAAAGAACGAGGAAGATATTATTGCTTCCTTCAATCGCATGTCGGAGTTTCCTGTCCATCAGTTTGAGTTCGATGATGAACTTAGCGAGACGCCGAAGGATGTGATCATCAACAAGTCACGACTTGGTGTTGAAGCCGATCAGTTCTTCGATAATATGTTCAAGACAAGAATCAACTATACGGAGAAAGACAATGGACACTCGATCTACGATCTTGTCGCCAATCCAGATTATTTTGACAGAGTGTATAAAGGTTCTCTTCGTCACTTTCGCAGGGACTCTTTTTATTCTCATGCTGTCTCCACCCTCAAGCGTTCGCGGAAGCATAGCGTTGTATCTGTTGATTCTGCTAGGGACTGGATGCTCGCGTTTTTTGAGAACCCGACGATGTTTGCGGGAAAGGACTTCCTACTTGAACAAGTCAAGATCCGAGAAGGATTGAACACAGGTTATAATCAGGTAGAACAAACAGACATTCTACAGTTGACTAAGGAAGAGGTTGAAGAGTTTCGTGATCGCCTAGCGTATCGACATCACTCGACGTTCGATATTGATAATATGGACGACGAACATGTTTATGCTATTCGTTTGTATGATAAAGGTAAGAAGATTTTTCCTGGCGGGTTCAAGTCGTTTCGTATCGGCTACATTCAACCCGCAGTAAACTTCCCACCGATGACTGCTAAATACTTGTATGAGCGATTCACTAACCACATCAAAGACAGACCGATTAAGATCTATGATCCGAGCAGTGGCTGGGGTGGTCGTATCCTTGGGGCTATGGCTGTCCGTGATGATCGCACTCTGCATTACATTGGCACTGACCCCAATCCTGATAACTTTAATAATGATGGAAGTTCTCGTTATAGTGATCTCGCAGATTTTTACAACACCAAAACCTACAGATCAAACCCCTTCTTCTCAAGCACACATACATACGAAGTCTTCCGACTAGGATCTGAGGAGATTCAACATGACAAAGATTTTCAAAAGCACAGAGGCGAGATTGATGTGGTCTTCACTTCTCCTCCTTATTTTAATCGAGAGGCTTATAGTGAAGATGAAAACCAGAGTTACAAGAAGTATGGAAGTTCATATGAGTCATGGCGTGATGGATTCTTGCGACCGACACTTTCCACTTGTGCTGAATGGTTACGACCAGGCGGCTATCTCCTATGGAACATTGCAGATATATTGATCAAGGGAGAATATCTGCCTTTAGAGCAAGACTCTATTGACATACTGGGTGAACTTGGTGTAGAATATAAATACAAAATAAAAATGGCACTAGAAGGAATGCCTGGTCAGAACCGCGTGGGTGAAGACGGCAAACCAAAGTGCAAAAACTTCTGTCAAGTGAACGGCAGATATTTGAAGTATGAACCTATCTTTGTTTTTCGGAAAGCATAATGAAACAAGACACCGAATTTGGTAATATTCTTGAACGATTCTTGGACGATTATATGGGTAAACTGTCTGATGGTGGTTCGATTAGAAAGCCCAACTTCGAGAATGCGATCAAGTCTTATAAGCCAACTAAGAGAGAAATCAAACTCCTGAGAGATCATTTCGTTGAAGTGCGAGATGAAATCATGGGTGCCATCAACAAGACCGATGAGGACTTGGTTGAAGGTTACTCGTTTCTCTCCACTACCAAGTTGAAGAAACTAGAAGGTTACCTTGAGTCTTTGATCGAAGTTCTAGAGGCCAAGTCAAAGATCACTCGACGAAAGCGAAAGGTTGATCCTAATAAACTCGTCAAGTCGGTTCAGTATATGCCTGAAGCAAAAGAGTTCAATCTAGAATCGATCGATCCTGTCAACATCGTGGGTGCTAGTGGCCTTCTCTGTTTCAACACTAAGACCAAGAAACTAACTCTGTTTGAGGCTAGTACTAAGGAAGGTCTTAGTGTCAAGGGAACTACTATTCAAAATTTTTCTGAAAGTTCTGTTACTAAGACTATCAGAAAGAATAACTTGACTCTTCTTAGTAATATAACAGAGGGACGTATCGATTATACCAAGCGTGTTATCAATAACATTAAAACGAAAAACGCTATCCCTACAGGTAGAATCAATAAGGATACTGTGATTCTGAGGACATATTCATAACATATATACTAGGTATTCTTTATGGAAGAATCCTATGGGAAATAAATATCGAGGTTATTACAAGGCAGTAGATGCAAACGGTAACCTAATAACTTATAATCCCGGTGATGTTGTTAGAAAGAATGGATTATATTATCTAGCAACAGATACTATCATCGGTCACTCACCCGAACACGGCACCCGTGTTGGGTGGGTTTCACTTGGTGCTGGTGGTAGTGGTGGAAGTGGCGGGAGTGGTGCTGATGGACCCACTGGACCCACTGGACCCGCAGGTGCGACTGGCACAGGTGACACATATGTTGCTGGTACAGGACTGACTCTAAACGGTCCTACTTTTGCGGTTCGAGGTTGGACTAGAGGTGGTGAAACATTCCCAGATAGTCTTGGTGGTATTGTAGCAGGAACATCATTTAGTGATGGAACTACTGCCATTGAAATCTTAGAAACTTTACTCTTCGCATACCAACCAGTTTCATTCTCCGCCTTTGATATTGGACTTTCTTCTGGACCATATGAAGTTGGACAAACCGCTGGTAATACAACGGTAAACTCTACTTGGTCTACTGCTGGTCCAAACGCAAACTGGGTTGCTGGTTCCCTTTCAATCTCTGCAAATCAGAGTGTTGGAACTCTTGTCTCTGGTTTGAACTACGATGGTTCACCTCAATCGATTTCTCATGGGGCGTATAACTTCAATGTAGAAAAAACTCTTACCTTCACGATTGAGGGTGAGCAGGCAAGTGGAAGTAATCCAACTAAAACTGATACCATGAACTGGCGTTATAGATACTTCAGTGGTAGAACTGCGACTGGTTTTGATGGGACAGGTTTAACAGCACAAGGTTTTACTGATACTCTCAGTAGAACATCCCCAGATAACTGGACTTTCACTTTCCCTGCTGTCTCGCCTGGGAATAAAGGTTTCTTCATACTACCACAGAGTGAGTATTCAGGAACTTTAACGATGACTAATACTGCAAATGGATTGGGTTTCCCCTTTGGTCTCACTGGTTCATTTACACATACAAATGAGTATGGTCTTGATATCCTTTATGATATTTGGGAATCTACCAATAACTTTGCGGGTGAAGTTTCAATGAGGGTTAATACATAATGGCAAGTATTACAGGAGGAGTACCAGTAGGAGGATTTATTTCTCCGACAGACACGGAGGATACCTTCGCTGTTACCGACCCAACTTATGGGTTGGGTGGTCTGCGTAATGTTGCTTCAACTACTGAACGCGATGCTATTTCTGATGATCGTCGTGAACAAGGTATGTTGGTTTTTGTTGAGAATGAAGGCCAGTATTATGGTTTGTCTGGTGGTGTTAGTAACTCCGACTGGGTTGTCTTTGCACAGGGGCCTGCTGGACCAACTGGGCCTGGTGGTGGTGAACAGGGAGAAACTGGACCTACTGGTCCCACTGGAAACACAGGGCCTATCGGTAACACTGGTCCATCTATAACTGGTGAAAAGGGAGAGACTGGACCTACTGGTATTACTGGAAACACAGGGCCTATCGGTAACACTGGTCCATCTATAACTGGTGAAAAGGGAGAGACTGGACCTACTGGTATTACTGGATTTACTGGTAACACAGGGCCTATTGGTAATACTGGTGATACTGGAAGTAAAGGTGAAACTGGTCCGAGTGGTCCTACAGGTGATCAAGGAACTAAGGGCGAAACTGGTCCTACAGGTGATCAAGGAACTAAGGGCGAAACTGGTCCTACAGGTGACCAAGGTATCAAGGGTGAAACTGGTCCTTCTGTAACTGGTCCTACTGGCGATCAAGGGACTAAGGGTGAAACTGGTCCCACTGGCGATCAAGGGACTAAGGGTGAAACTGGTCCCACTGGTGACCAAGGTATTAAGGGCGAGACTGGTCCTACAGGTGATCAAGGTGTCAAAGGTGAAACTGGTCCTTCTGTAACTGGTCCTACTGGCGATCAAGGGACTAAGGGTGAAACTGGTCCTACTGGTGACCAAGGTGTCAAAGGTGAAACTGGTTCTACAGGTGACCAAGGTATCAAGGGTGAGACTGGTCCTACTGGTGACCAAGGTGTCAAAGGTGAAACTGGTTCTACAGGTGACCAAGGTATCAAGGGTGAGACTGGTTCTACAGGTGATCAAGGTATCAAGGGTGAGACTGGTCCCACTGGCGATCAAGGCACTAAGGGTGAAACTGGTCCCACTGGCGATCAAGGTGTCAAAGGCGAAACTGGTTCTACCGGCGATCAAGGCACTAAGGGTGAAACTGGTCCCACTGGCGATCAAGGTATCAAGGGCGAGACTGGTTCTACCGGCGATCAAGGTATCAAGGGTGAAACTGGTCCCACTGGCGATCAAGGTATCAAGGGCGAGACTGGTTCTACCGGCGATCAAGGTATCAAGGGCGAGACTGGTCCCACTGGCGATCAAGGTATCAAGGGAGAGACTGGTGCCAACGGCATTGACACATACGGTATTGAGTATGATTTTGATACTTCAACAACTGCTTCTGATCCCGGATCTGGAGGGTTTAGGTTTAGTATTGACTGGACAGTGGGAATAATTGGAAATGCTTATAATGCTTATGTAAGTGAGACGGATAATAATGGTGTGGGTATAGATCCGCTTCTTGATACACTGACAGATTCTTCAAATACAAACAAAGCACTAATTGTGCTTTACAAGAAAGGAACACCATCAGTAAATGCTAAGTTCTATGTAACTGGGCAGACTGATAATGGTAGTTGGAGAACCTTAGATATTAAGTATATTGATAGAGATTCGTTTGGTACTGTTGGTAATGGCGATGAAATGATGATGACTATCAGTATTATTGGTGATCAAGGAACTAAGGGCGAAACTGGTCCTGCTGGTGCAGATGGCGCTGGTGGAGGTGGTGCAACTCTTGCCGCTGGTGATGGTCTTACATTATCACCTGTTGTTGCAGGTGTTGGGTACACCATGTCGGTTGACTTCAACGGTGCCACAACTAATCAAGTTCTCTTCTATGACGGTACTGGCATCTCTGGTAACGATGCCATGCTGTGGGCGGACGATGCTAACCACCCTCACGCAGAAATGGATATCGAGGGTAAAATCCTCAAGGCAATCAAGGCAGATGAGGCACTCGCAGCACTGGATCCAGTCTACATCACTGGAAATGTAGGAGCATCCGATCGCGTAACCGTTGCAAAGGCAGACGCATCTGATCCCACAAAGATGCCTGCCGCTGGCATCGTCACAAGATCGTTCTCTAATAATGATCAAGGCTACATGGTGGTTACGGGTCTAGCCAGAAATGTAGACACTTCTGGTTTTACTGCCAACGATATCATTTATGTCTCAACTGGTGGTGGTGTCACCTCTGCTAGACCATCTGGTTCTACCGATCTGATCCAGAATATTGGTCGCGTTGGTAGGGTCCAAGCAAACACAGGAACACTCTTGGTTGTGGGTGCTGGTCGTGTGAACGATGTGCCAAACTTGATTCATGCAAGAGCAGGCATTTCTAGTGATGGTCATGTCGTAATACCAACTGGTATAAGTTATGGATGGAGCGATGGTGCTTTCATCAACAACAATAGTGGTACTCTACAATTTGCTTCCAATAGTGGATTTTATTCCATGCAAGTGGCGCCAAGTATAGTATCGTTCTATCGAGATGTTTTCTGTGAAGATAAACTTCATGTTGCGGGTGCCGCTGGTATTTCTGCTGATTACGGAATGTCGATAGGAACTGGTATCACCTTCCCTGATGGAACCTTCCAGTCAACCGCCGCTGGTGCTGGCGGAACAGGATACATCGCCGGTGCTGGACTCACGCTAGATGCCGCTGGTGGAACTTTTAGTATTGATCCAACCGCCGTAATCCATGTCGCTGGTATCTCTGCCGATGGTGGTGCTACTTTTGACGGTATCGTGAATGCCACTAAAATACTTGGTGGTGCAGGTAATCCTACTACTGGTATACTACTAGATGGTGGACTCAATAACTTTTATGTGAACACTAGCGGACAGTCCAGAATGAAAGTTCAGTCTAGTGCTGTTATTGCTTATGTAAAACTTCAGGCAGACGAACTTTTCCATGCAAAACAGGGTATCTCAATGGATGCCGCTGGCATCACCTTCCCTGATGGAACATTCCAGTCAAGTGCCGCATCTGGATCTGAAATAGTCGCTGGTGCAGGTATGACACTTGATGGATCTACTTTAGGTATTGATCCAACCGCCATAGTTCATGTCGCTGGTGTTTCGAGTGATGGTGGGATTACTGCTGCTGGCATTATTGCCGCATCATCATATCATAATATACTTAATTCAGAT